TGCGTATCTACATCAATTGCTGATATGCAGAAGATTCTATGTGGGTCAAGCCCATCTGTTTCAATATCAAATACTAAATTCATAGTTCTATCTCTGTATCATCTTGTGGAAATGTCTCGCCTAGTCTACCAGTTTCGCGGTCATAAAGCAAGTGTGTTGCCATCCCTACGTCACCTGTATACCTAGACTTTAACACTCTCATATGTGTTGTATTAGCCTCGTCTGGGTCATCAGATTGTTGGTCACGCTCTAATGCAATAACACAGTCAGATAACTGAGCAATACTTTGTGACCCTCTCAAGTGCGACAAGCTTACTGAGATTCCATTCTCATGTCCACGATTACCATCGACTCTACGTAAGTGACTTACTAATATAAGACCTGCTCCAGTTTCTTCTACGATACTACGAAGCCTTGTCATAATATTATCTATTGCTCTACGCTCATCGCCATCAGACATTGCAGATACCAGCATATGTAAGTGGTCTACTACTACCCATTTACATGAGCAACCAATAATCAAAAACCTAAGCTTACTGAATATCTCATCGATGTCAGTGATACCAAAGTGACTGTGAATCCATACACGGTCTTTGTTCTTACCAGCGTACACGTTATCAAAGAAAGTATTTAATTGTTCTTCAGTGTACTCTTCTCGAACTTGGTCGATATACAATCGAGCATTAGCTTCAATCGAAAGTATACCGTCTACAGTACGCCTCCAATCCTCCTCCAATGCGATGATACCTACGTTGTCTTTGGTGTTGGTAATAAGCCAATGCTCAAGCTCTCGCGTGACAGAAGACTTACCTAGCCCTGTGCCGCCCGTCAATGTCATAAGCTCACCACGCCTTAGCCCATGTAACTTTTTATTTAAACCTTTCCACGGGTAAGGAACACTGTCTCGTCTTTCACGATTATTAAAATCATTTTTCTTTTCGGAAATATTCAGTACGCCTGATGGTGTATAGAGCTTCGCACTCCACCACGTATCCACATAGGATTGCTTACGTCCTGCCTTAAGCATATCGTTAGCATCTTTGAAGTCATCAGGCAACGCAAGAATCTTAGCCTTTCCCGGAGTAAGTAACCTTGCTACTTTCTTGGCGGCTTCTATTCCTGCTTTGTCGTTATCAAAGTTAATAACTACGCAGTCAAACTTTTCAAGAAACTCAATCGAGTTCTTAACATCCCGTGCCGCACCTGCCGCACCAGACTTGACACTTACTACAGGCCACTTAGAACCTAACATTTCGTAGGCGGCCATTGCATCACATTCACCTTCGACAAGTGTAATAAACTTTCCAGAGTCTCTGAATGTAGATTGGCCGAACAGACCTGTACCCTGTGAGTTACCTCGCCATGTAAAATGTTTACCGTCCTCTCTAACTTTGTAGGCTGTAACCTCAGCCGCTACGCAGTACGGATAAAAATGTCGTATTACTTTTCCTTCCTTGTTTGTAATACATTTCACGTTATATTTTTTTGCTGTGGCTAATGAGATACCACGGTCGTTGAGAGCAATGAAGCTCCCTTCAATTTCGTTCACGCTGTTTGTTCGATGTACTTTAATGTCTTCGATGTTGCCTCCCTTATCATAGTTTGCAATTCTTGTACTACAACTAAAGCAATAAGCCGAACCATCTTCGTTGATAGAACAAGCATCACTTGAGTCACATACTGGACACGGCTGATGGAATTTTACAAAAGCCATTCGTACCTCCTGTAATTAAAATTGTGGGGCAGTTTAACGACATACCCCAAAGGTCAACTTTATTTTAAAGTACACCTCCTTCTACGGATTCATCCACCAACATTTCATCCGTAAGTTGTTCTCGTATTCGAGAATTAAAAGTAATTGAGGCTGCTTGAAGCACCGCAATTTGCTTGTGTAGCGTTTCTATTTCAACGTGAAGCTGTGCAACCTGATTGAAGTATGCCTTACCCTCATCAATAAATTTATTGGGGTCGTAAGTCTTATCTTCATACTTATAACTTACACTCATAACTCATCAACCTCCGCTTCTTCAACTACGGAATCAAACTCATCACCATCACCTGAGCTGTACTGTACGAGGTCAATAACCTGTACGGCCTGTAGCTCAAGACCTTTGAAGTCCTGTCCGTTACGTGTCATCTCCCACGGTCTAGCCTGTACCTTTACCTTAGACCCATTACCTACAAGACAGTCCATCTCATTCTTGTTTCTGTCGAGTAGCTTTGGAGCTTTACGCACCATACCATTCGGGCCATTGACATTACGTTTGATTGTAATGGTCGGGCCTTCTTCCTTATCGAACTTCACATTGAACCCCTCTTTCTTTAAAGATTGAGCAGTATCATTATCAACTATTAAGTCAATCGAATACTTAGGTTCAAACCTAGTATTTGGAGTAGTAATGTTTGCCCACATTGCAGTACCTTCGTAAACCATATTTAGTTTCTCCTGTGTTTTTGGTTAAAAAGATGTATCTACTATAGCATAACAAAAGTTTTTTGTCAACCCCTGTCTACTAAATAATTTATATAATCTGTAATCATAGTGTAGCAGTACGTGTCATCAATGTACTGGTTCTCGTTCTCAAGTAAATCTTCTTTGTATCTTTTACTTACAAAGTTTATAAACAGTTCCTTAGCCCTATCGTTAGGACATTTAACGCCAAGACTCAAACCAAATATCCTCGCCCACATATCCTCCGCGATGTACTCGATGTTTTTATTTAAGTCTCGCAGGTTCATAATGTCTTCAGGAAGTTCCATTGTATCTCTCCATAAGTCTGTCAAATTCTAGTGTGGTTAATATATCAATCTCATCATCATCCAAGACTGTACCTTGTGCTTTCAGGTTCTCGGCTTTTACCATAGCGTTGTCAATAGCTTGGTCAACTGCCCAATCTTTAAATAAACTACTCATGCTGCTACCTCCATAAATCTAGGTGTGGGTCTGTCAGTCCATTTTGCAAAAGACTTTTTGTATTGTACATAATAGTTACGGTATGCGTCAATAGCATTGTCAGCTTTAACATCATCAGGCATACACTGTGGCATCTCTGTCAGCCCTGCGTACCAATCAATATTGTAAGGAAACAAAGTTAAATAATACCGTAGCTTTTTAAAAGTCTTGTGTACTTTTTTGTAGCGATACTTGTACTCTAAACTTAAATCATACCATAAGTTAGAAAGATATCTGTAGTTGGCTCTGGACTCTCGTACCCATATCGCACTTGGATGGTTTACAAAGCTCGCTTTATATAAATCATTTTCCCAGTCAACGTCATTAAGTCTCCAGCGTTTTATTCTACGCCCACTACTGCTGTCGATGTACTGCTCCCCATCAAGCACACGATGTGCTGTACTGAGTAGTTGTGCGTACTCGACAATCATTTTTACAACGTGTTTGTCACAGTGCATCTTTGCACACACCCGAGGTTTTTTGTTTAAATAAAATATGTTCATGCTATCTCCTAAGATATATTCTGTAACGCCCAATGTGTCATGTCTTTACCTTCAAGCACATCCTGTTCGTAGCGTTTGATTATTCTTAACTTAGCAAATATTTCTTCATCGGTCAAGGTACTTCCAGCACCTCCGTATATACCTATTTCATTTTTATCGAATAGTATTTCTATAACATCTTGCCTAAACTTTTTAAGCGGTAAGTGTTCCTGCGTAATAAAAGTATTTAAGAGTTTCGACATTTCTTTAACCTCCTCGTAGTTTTGTAATCAATAATCTTCATAGTTATTCTAAACCTAAGAAGGCTGTACCGTAAAGGTAACATAGAAAACCACCAGTTCAAATCCGATAATAACCTCGCAAGTTTAAGCAACATTTCGTACCTCCATGTCTAATCCAAATTGTTCTGCGTATGCTGTAAGTATAACATAATCTAAATAAATTTCAAGGGCAACGTACACATACCTTTCGTTTACGTTTCGCTTACCTGCATACTGGTAAATCTGTGGCGGTCGATTCCAACCACCATTATTATACAGGTCGTAGTACGCATTACACACTACTCTGTAATGCTCTAAGTGTCTGTTCTTACGAGGGTTTTTAACCCTACCAGAAGCAGGTAGCAACTTCGCAAGCTTACTTGCATAACACTCATGCCTACCATTACCGCACCAGTAACTAGCGACAGGTAATACTTGTTGGCTTGGTTGCCAGTGACCATTCCTGTACACAGTACCCGATGAATCCATAAGCTCACCGTCATACTTACGTACTGCATCACTGTTTATGTTCCAAAATTTTTCACTTCTATTCAATGTGTTTCTCCTTTAAAAGTAAGGGCAGTTTTATGAGATGCCCTAGCTCATACGAGGATTCTTACGCTACCTTCAACCATTCCCTAATCGCAGTCGTAGCTTGCTCAGTCCTACGCTTCTCAAGTGTAATCAAATTCTTAGACTTGGAAGGTGCGTGAGTAGACCAATCGGTAATTGCATTGTATACAGCCCACTGGTTAGCCCCAAAGTTAGGACGATACCTGTTGTTGTATACATCATACAAGTGAGACAGTGCTTTGTTCTTAACATTCACAGGCTTACCGTACTCTACAATGTCCTGTAGTAACTCATTGATATCACCAGTATAATTAGCGGCCAGCGTAAAGGCTCTCGCTGTATCTATCCTACCTACTTCTTTACTGTACATACTGTGCCACAACTCAATCTCATTCTCAAGTATGTCTGCGGTCTTCGCTAACATACGAATTCCTGCATCAATGTTAAGCTGATTAGTGTGTCGAGACTTGTACTTGTTTGCTAGGTTTGAAACAAACACTTGTCCATTGAGACAGGCACTCTGCTCTCCACCGATAGACATATCGAAAGACCAAACGCCTGTAAAGCTATTGATAATCAGGACGGTAGCACTTATCGTATCTCCATCAGGTGTCTTGAAACTTGTAGCAGGTAGTGTGTACTTGACCGCACACATTCCACCGTTGGGCGATACCTGTATAGATTCTTTAATGTCTGCACAGTTAAGGTCTGAGCGTTCCAGCATATCACGAGTCTTGTCTATCATGTCAGGATACTGAACTGCCTTGTAGCGTTTGCCGTGAATCGCAATAGGCTCACCATTATCAGTACGATAGTAAACATCTTTCGTAGGAAACTCTTGAGTCCCTGCTTTAGTCTCGTACTTTACCTGTGCCTTAGCAACTGTGAAGTCAGCATCACCGTAACCGTTAGCTCGTATTGGGTTCATGTGCTGTGCGTTAGAAAATGTTTTCTTAAAGTTTAAAATAGTCATATCGTTCCTCGTTAAGTTTATTTAATTATGTGTACACTATACACGATTGTTTATCGTTTGTCAAGTCCTTACAGATTCTGTAAGATTCTTTATCACCCTTTGGATAGGGTTGTATTTTATATTTTAAATCTCTTAATACCTCCTTGCGATAAGTCTTTGAGCCTGTTATAAAAATATATCTATGCTTTCGGGGTCTATCTACAGTGTAGAAATCATCACCATATTTTTCGCGTAAGCATTTACTTCTATTAGGTTGTCCTCGAAACTCATCTACAATACTTTGACTATGTAGGTGTTCCTTTCCACGTACCTTCCAATCAGTACGCTTGGCAGACAGTCCAGTATAAATAAAGTTAGTAGCCTGATAGACGTAACCAACATGGTCTTGGCTAGTGTCGGCATAGCTTACTACTATTTTATTTTTCGGTAGTAACTTAAGGCTATTTCCAATAAGCCATGAGCTATCGTTTTTATTATTAGACTGTAGCACCAAACGATTTAACTCTAAAATATCTGGGATATACTTATCCCCTGCCACGCCTCTCCGTAATGTAGAACTAGGCGGCGTACCGTAGCTTACGATTCCTTCTAGCTTATCATCTATGAATAAACCATAGGCATAACTAACACTAGGTGAACGCCCTGCGTAGTGAATATCTAACATAAATGGTAGATAATCCTCACGATTAACTTGGCCTATCTTTCTCATAACTATTAACTCCTCTTGACTTTAACAACAAAGTATGCTAGGATAACTCCTGAGTTTTTTTAAAACAAACATTAAATATATCTTATTATTTTTCTTTTAAGTGTCTTAAATCCTTTCTTAAATCTCTCTTATCTTTAGTTCTTTTAGACTTTGTATAGTCTTTAGAACTACTGTGAGCGTGAGATTTTTTTAGAATCTCTGGAGTTCCTACTTGTTTTCTCATGTTACCTTCCTCGTTAGTCCATGTTACTACTTGTATATACGTCCATGCCAGTGTCTCTTAGAACTTTTGCAAACGCCCTGACGTATGCTTCTTTTAGTTCTAGGCTTTGGTCACCTTCATGGCAAGGTATAGTATAACCCCCAAGATAAGATGTGTAACCGATATCGTTCTTTTTCAGAAACGATACGAACTTACCTCTGGCTGGCTTGATACGGACATCTGCGAATCCACAGACCCCACCTGCACACCTGTAAACTTTGCCGTCACTGTCTGTAACAATCATTTCTCTGGGCGTTGCATTTTCAAGAGCTTCCATTCCTGCTTCATGTGCTAGGTTGTATAAAGTATTCGGTTGCATTTTCTTTTCTCCTTAATAAAATAAATCTAATGCTACTATAAAATACTGGCTAAGTGCTACCAGTCCTAATAAGATTACCACAAGGCAAGTCAAAAGTAAACCACAGTTTTCCTTGACTACTTGCTCAAGCTCTGGCGAGGGTTTCACGCCCTTGCAGAAGCCAGCCCAGAAATCTTTTGCTAATTTTTTTACGTCCATTAAAATAACTCCTTCTGTCTTGGGTCTTTATGTGGTTGCGTTTGGTCAAAGGCAAAGTCCTCCTCTCTTGTGGCTACATAATTCTGCACTAGCTCAAGGTCATTGTAGATATGTACAGCACGTTCCTTTACTGATGCCTCATCATAATGTCGTTTCTCATCAGGAGAAAATAAATCTAAAATCCTTTGCAAAGATTCAGTCAAGACCTCGTACCTTGTAGTGTTGTCCCATGTGTTGTCCTTATGGATGCTATTCTTTTCAATCATTACTCAATACCTCCAGTATATTCCATACAAAATTTACCTAACTTAACCATAAAACCTGAGCCGAATTCGTTAGGTGTTTCATGCCCTACGTACCAGCGTGAGTCCTCCCTAATGCTTACATCAAGGCAAGCGTCCCTGAAGTATACTAAGATGCCCAGACCCTCATCTTCTCCGTACTCCTTTGCTACTGTTGTGATTCTAAACATTATTTAATTCCTCCACAATACATGGTTCTGTCATTAACATTATCTGATTTCTCCACAAATATATCATACCAGTCCTCAAAAGTATACCATGCCTCACCGTCTAAGTCACCCAGAAAGTCACAGTACCTTTCAAATAGTTCGTCGTACTCATTCATAATCTACTCCCTCGCTTACAGAATCTGTAAAGTCTAAATTAATTTCCGTTATGTTTTCTTCTATAAACTCTAATAAGTTTTCGTTCATTGTCTTTCCTCCAAGTACATTGCTATTAGTCCACCGATTATTATGATGCTGTAACCTAACAGCGTCATGTCTATACTCTCCAAGTTTACCATACTAACTCCCTTTGATTATATTATTAAACTCTTTAAGGTTTGTCATCGTTACAAAGAATGACCAGTCTAACTCGTTATCTGCCTCTCTGTCAACTATCGAGCTACCTTTGCGTGATAGCGTCCCTACTACCTGCCCATCATACGGCCTAATGTCGTTATCGTCAAACGATTTAATGCCCTTGAAATGTACGCCTCGCTGTAGCTTGTCAGCTTTTGAATCCTTAGTATTGATAGCTACTGCAATCCTTGTCCTCATTCTTACCGCCTTGCGTAAAGCATTACGAGATTGAATACTAAACATACTTGCACTATATGTCAAATCGTAGTTAGGTAATTTGTTTTTACGTATTCTTGAAACGTGCTTTGTATAGTCGTAGAACTGTACGTCAGGTCGAGCCTCAATAATATTTGAAAAGTCTAGGTCACTTGTCCCGTTTAATCTTATCATAGCTGTTTGAGCTGTAGAGTATACCGCCAGATTTTTATAGATACCTAGTCGAGAAGGTAAATCACTATAAAATCCCTTGAGTTTTTTGTTACGTTCTACCTTTGCAACGTGCGAATCTATTTCTTGTAATAGTTTCTGGTCGAACCATTCGCGCCTATGCAAATATAATATAGTCCGTTTGACCATAGCATTTTTAGCCGATGACATTCCTAGTCTGCCTGAATGTTTGAGACATGCTTCACCACAACCAGAAGTTTTAGCAAATAAGCAAAGTGTTTCTTTTGCTGTATCGTCATCAGCATCTAAATACATCACTTTGATATCGGCTACCTTGTTATCTTTTATTATCTTAGTGCTCGTGCCTAGTAACGTCATAGGTTTATTAAGATATTCCAAATTTTCTATCGCCCATTGTTTAGCTTTCTTTTGTAATAGGTCACTACGAATTATCTCGTACTTGTCAAACTCATTAAACATTTTAAAAATCCTCGTGTTAAGTTTATCTA